TATTTTTTTCTATGCTCATTTAAATATACTTATTTTTTAATAAATCATTATAACATATATATTTATTAAATATTGGTTTTAAATACACTAAATAAAATTTATAAAATGAATACGGTAATATAGGCATAAAAAAGAATATACATATTCTTTTTTATGCAAAAAATATTTATCGAAGATAAATATTTTTTTATTTTTTATGAAATTTTAGATAATTTTCCTAAAAATGAGTGTATAATCATATTCATAAAAAAGTATATATTTAACTATTTTTTTTTGTTCTCTTTTTTTTAGTTTCTGATGTATTACCATGAGATGTAAATGACTCTGTTAATTTATTAAACCATATCTTATATTTTTTCTCTAATATATCAAGTTCATCTAACCATATATTTTTACTTGATTTATTATTTAATTCATTAAATTCTGTTTCTTTATCTGATTGTTGTTTTTTCAATTCTTCAATCTTTTCAAAAGTAAAGTTATATACAGGCATTGATAATAAATAATCATAAGATATCTTGTCATCATCCTTATTCTTACCTAATTTAGGAAACTCATTTTCCTCTAAAACTTCTTCAATTATATGTTTTTTATTATTATTAACTTGTATTTTTTTATCAATTACCATCAAAATAAATTTGACTTTATATGAAATTAATTTTAATTGATATTCTAAAATATTTAATTGATATTGTTTTCTTTTATCATATAATTCTAATCTAACTGTGTAATAATCTGTTATTATATCTTCTACTGTATTATATTTCTTAATATGACCTTCTGGACTATATAAATGCATATTTGTGGTTGAATATTTTTTACATAAATGATAAGATTTTTCAATATCAGTAGCACTATTCAAATATCCTTCTTCAAATGTTAATTCAAAATATACTTGTGTATCAGTATTATTATCTTTATAACTTAAAAATGGATTATCTTTTTTAACAGTTTTCTTTTTCTTATCATCAGGTTTACCTTTTAATGGTATATCTTCCAATAATTTTTCTAAAAATTCTTTATAATTAGATGTTGCCTCCCCTACAGGTAATTCAGTAATAATTAATTTATTATTATCTATTGTCCAATTACCATAAATTTCATAATTATTATCATCAATTTTTTTAATTGTTCCTTTAAAACCTTGCCACCAAGGATTCATAAATATAAATTTTTCATTATTAATTAAATTTCTAATATTAGTAATTATATCTAATGGATTATAAGGTGGAATTTTTGTAGAAAATCCAGTTCCTATACCTTCTGTACCATTTACTAAAATCATTGGAATTATAGGACAATAATATTCAGGTTCTATCGGTATTCCATCATCATCTTGATGATTTAAAACAGGTGTATCATGTGGATTATAAATAATACTTGTTAAATCTTCTAACATTGTCCAAATGTATCTCGCTGAAGCAAAATCTTTCCCATTTTTAATACGACTATTATGTGTTATTATAAAATTTCCTAATAAAAATCTTTCATTTTTATCAACTTGCCAACCATTAAATTTATTTTTACCTAAATATTTAATTGTAAAATCATATAAATTATCATTATGATTAATGTTATCTATTTTTTTAATTTTTGTTGGTATTGTATTTAAATTATTTCCACTAATAACTAATACTTTGTCTTTTACTTGTGTATTTAATCCTAAACTTTTACAAATAAAATTTAACCAATCTATTAAATTATCATAATTTGATATTTCAATAGTATTTATATTATTATTTAATTTAATATCTCCATTTGTATCGATAATACCAGCTAATAATTGTAATCTTGTTTCCTTATCATTTATGCGATATTTATCTAATAATTCTACATCGGTTCCATTTTCTAAAAAATTTCCAAAAATATATGGATCAATTGGAACATCTTTTTTATCCCAATCAATACAAGTATAATTTGATATCATTTTAAATTTTGATTTATCATAATTGGATATTTTTAAATAATCTATAATTTTAATATCAATTATTTTATCACATTTATATTTTTCATAATTATTTTTTTGTATCTCATTTATTTCATTGAAAGATGTCTCTTTATTCTTTGATTTACAAATAACTTCTTTTATTACGATACCATTAAAATAGGATAAATGCCATGATTCATTTAAATCATTCCAATATATTATATTGTTTTCTGGATAACATAATGTTAATATATGTTCACTATTTGCAATAAATATACAATCATTTGATAATTTTATTTCATACATATCATCAGTTCCATTTGTTAAATTTGTAACTATTCTTTTTGTTCCATCATCACCTATTAATTCATCATTTATTTTTATTTCATCAGCCCTTTTAATAGATCCATTCCATAATAATATTTTGGTATCTGGTGATAAACATCCGAATTGACCTAATGGTTTTAAAATATTAATATTATTTGAACCTGGGAAATTTTGTGCCATACCAATTATAGCACCATTTAATGACATTTCACCATGATGATAAGCAGCACGATCTGAAACAAATCCTGCTAATTGTGCTACTTTTACTTCATCTTTATCTAATCCTCTCAAAAATGCTCCATATAAAATTTTCCTTTGTGAAGGTTTTAATCCATCTATTACTGATGGAATTGATCTAATAATATCTTCATTTGAAAAATGAATTAAATCACTGTGGATAAAATCATAATATTGAATTTCTTTCTGTTCGTACATTAAAGTATTATTTTTATCATAATTCATTAACCAATTCTTTCTTTCATCTGTTTTTGATTTATCAAAAGCTAATTTAATTGCTTCATCATCATCTTCTTTATCCCAAAAATACTTTATTAATTTTTCATCAATATTAATAAAATATTCTCGTGCTTCTTGAGGTGTCGATGTACCCAACCCCTTATAATATTTTACTTTATATCCATTTGATTCAGGTGTTTCTTTCCATTGTTCATAATTAGATAAATTATAAAATGCAATAACTTCTTTTCCTTTTGTTGCTTTAACTATAGGTGTATTTAATGTTTGAACAAAATCTTTACATTTTACTAATGTTGGCCATAATGTATGTAACATATTTATAAATAGACCTTTAATATGACTTCCATCTACATCCTGATCGCACATTAGCATTATATGACCATATCTTAATGTATTAAATTTTTCTTCAATAGAATAATCTTCACCTTGTTTTAAACCTAAAATTATTTTTAAATTTTTGATTTCTTCATTTGCTAATAATTGTGATGGTGACGCTTCCCTAACATTCAATAATTTTCCTTTTAATGGAAATATACCATAATAATCACGTCCTATTATACTTAAACCTGCCATTGCTGTTGCTTTTGCAGAATCTCCTTCAGTTAAAATTAAAGTACATTTATTAGATTCTTTTGACCCAGCTTTGTTTGCGTCTTCCAATTTTGGTATACCAGAAATTCTAAGTTGTTTTTTCCCATCTGTTTTCTTCAAACTTGAATTTTCTTTAACTTTTGCAATATCAATAACTTGTTCAACAATACCACATTTTGCTAATTTTTTTAATAAAGCTTGTGATGGTTCATATTTTGAACCAAATTTTTCAGGTTTAGTTGATAAAGTATCTTTTGTTTGAGATGAAAATGATGGATTAATAATTATGGAATTTATAAAAAATACTAAATTATCTTTAATTGTAGATGCTGTAACTTTAATTTCTTTATTTTTCTTTTTAATATAATCATTTATTAATGGTTTTATTATACTATCCATTACTGCATTACAATGTGTACCACCTTTATATGTATTTACACCATTTACAAAACTAATAGAATCGCCCAAATCTTGTTTATAAATAACACCAACATCCCATCTATCTGTAGAATCATAAAATATTTCGGTATCAGGATAATACATAGTAATATATGATTTAAAATTAGTTACATCTATTTTAACATTATTAAAAAATACTTTTAATTTATTATGTGTAGTTCCTGCTATATCTATTACACGTCTATGAAATAATTTATAATGATCATTATTTAAATCTATTATACCAAATCTATTAAAATCTGGATAAAATGTTATTTTAACTGAACTTTTATTTTTAGCTGGTAATTTTGTAATAATAGGTTCATCTATATTTAACATATTATCTGTCCAAATTTGTTTATATCTTTTATTTCTTTTAGCATCATCTATTTCAACTATAAATTTAGTTGAATAAATATTAGTACATGTTGCACCTATACCATTTCGTCCACCTACTACTCTTTCCACATTATCATCAAAATTAGAACTAGTTAATAATTCACCAAAAATCATTGTAGGAATTAACATTTTATGAACTGGATGTTCTTCAACAGGAATACCAATATCACCATTATTATATACAGATATAAAGCCTTCGTCTTTATTATATTCTATTTTTATACAATCACAAGTATTATCAACAATTGATGCATCTCTAGCATTAACTATTATTTCATCAAAAATTTTAAGAAATCCTGGTGAAAATGTTATATTTTCTTTAATAATTGTATTTGTTTCATCAGAATATACCCACATCTCTTCATTTGTTAATTCTGTATAACCAATATAAGTATCTGGTCTTAATAAAATATGTTCTCTTTGGGTTTTTTTATCATATTTCTCAGCATCTAATGTAACGGTATTAGCTTTTTTTCCCATTAATTTATAATGTATTATACTTTTAAAATAATATTATCAATTTTTTAAATAAAATATAATACACTCATTTTTATGAAAAATATCAAATATTTCATAAAAAATACTATTTTAATATATTCATTTTATAAATATTATTTAGTGTATTTAAAAATAATATTTAATAAATTTATATAATTTTGCTAGTAATAATTATTTTATTAAAAATAGGTATATTTAATGAGCATAGAAAAAATACTTGTATTTTTTCTATGCAAAAATTATTTATCAAAGATAAATAATTTTTCATTTTTTATCAAAGATAAATATTTTTTTCTATGCTCATTAAATATACCTATTTTTTAATTAAAAATGTTTCGCCGAGAAATAAATCGAAGATTTATTTCTCGTTGTTTCAATTAAGTATTAATAATTTTCATAAAAATGAGTGTATGTACATAAAATATTTAATAATTTAAGGATGAACACCTTTGTCTTATTGAATTAAATATTTATTAAATTAAATATAATAATAGTATATACCGAGCTTATTCAAATTTGTATTTATAAATTGTCTTATTTAAAAAATAAATATATGGACCGAAAAAATTTTCCTATTTATTAAATACACTCATTTTTATGAAAATTATAAAAAATTTCATAAAAAATACTGTTTTATCGTATTCATTTTATAAATATTATTTAGTGTATATAAAAATAAAATTTAATAATTTTATATAATTTTGCTAGTAATGATTATTTTATTAAAAAATATGCATATTTAATGAGCATAGAAAAATACTTGTATTTTTTCTATGCGAAAATTATTTATCAAAGATAAATAATTTTTCATTTTTTATGAAATATTTAATAATTTTCTTAAAAATAGGTGTATTATCATACTTTACTAAATATTTTTATAAAATTTTTAATATTGATTTAAATAAATCTTTTCCTTATTTATTAGATGATTATTTCCAAGGAAATAAATAAAATATTACAATTATATAGTAATAATAATTTAGAAAATTATGATATTATTTCAATTAATATAAATGATAGAATAAATTTATTATTTGAATTAATGCATCGTGTACATAATAAAAAACTAAATGATATAACTAATAATTATAAATGTACTTATTATTATAAATTATGTGAATATATAATTGATAATTTTATTATTATTTATAATAATAATAATATATTAGATAATATAAAAAAAAAATTAGATAATGATATAATAGAATATAAATTATTATTTAAATTATGTGAAATTAATAAAGGACAGATTTTATTATATAAATTAAAGAATAGATTAATAAATATAATTAATAAAAAAATTATATATGATATGATGATTCATTCATCATTATATGGAAGTATTATTATTTTTATGTATTGGTTTGAAATGTTAAATATAAATATTAATTCATTATCATATGAATTAATGGAAAAAATAATATGTAATGCTATAATAAATTCAGATGATAGATTATATAAATATTTAATAAATAATGTATTACTAGTTAATAAAACAAAATTTATAAATGAAAATTTAATAAAAAATATGATTTCAAAATTAATAATATGCCCACCTAAATACATTTTAAAAAAAATAAAAATATTATCTCAAATTGTTGATTTAAATCCTTACTTAAATTATATGATAATAACACTATATAATGTAAACACGAAAGAAAAAAATAATATTAATATGATATGTGAATTACACAAATATTATTATAAATCTTATAATTACTCAGAATTATATACTATAATTAATATATTTTCTATATATTTTGAGACTATTGAATATGTATACAATTTATTAGATAATATATTGAATAATAATGATAAATTATTATTAAAATTAATAATGATAATTTGCTATAATTATATGAATTTTGATAAAGAATATGATATTAATGAATTAGATAAAATTATATATAATAATTCATATGAAATATTTAGAACTATAAATTTGGATTATTTAATTGATATAAATAATTGTTCTATTAAAAATGATATATTTAAAATATTAATAAAATATAAATTAATAAATGAATATGTTTTAATAAAGGAAAATTTAATAAATAATAAAATAATATATTATACTCGATTTTTATCTTCTAAAAATATTAATGTGATAAAAATAAATAAAATATTACATTATCTACGTATGTATGTTAAAAGATTTAAAAATATTAAATTTATTAATAATTTACCAAATATTAATAATACACATTATCATAGATTTAATTTTACACCTTTAAAATATGATAATATTAAAAATATATTAAGTTATAATGATTACTTTATTAGATATAAATCATTTGGATTTATCATTAATAATATTCCAAATTATGCATATCCAAATACAAATTTATTACATTCATATCAAGTTAAAGCTGAATACATTGATGATTTAAATATATATTTAATATATGATATAGATATTCCTAATACTACAATATATCAAAGATATAAATTACTGCAAGATAATCATCAATTTACAAATAATACAAATATAATTTCTAATGTAAATACTTTAGATGAATTAAAAAATATAATAAATAAAGATATTATAAATATGTATAAATTTAGTAATTTATATAAAGAAGATACTAAATGGTATCCTTTATTATTATGTAATATTGATAAAAATTTAATAAAAGATATTTTATCTAATATTAATAATATTTGTACAAATAAATTTAAAGGATTAATATTGTCTTGTTATAATAATTATAATAATTATGATAATTGTGATACAAAAATATATCCATTAAAACATTTATCTATAAATATTAAATATGATAATGAATGGTATGATGCAAATAACAATAAAATTAATAATATACATTTAAATAATTTAAAAATTAAATCTGGTATATATAAATGTTTTATTGATAAAAATTTAGTATTTAAAGTTAATAATAAAATATTTTATTCTAAAATTATTGATAATGCTGAAACTATTAATAATTTAATCGATTATACAAAATATATATGTAATTAAATTTATTCATTTTTTTTAAAAGTACTGTTATTATTTGATGTATTCAATTTAATAAATATTAAATTGAATAATCTAATAAATATTAGATTTTATATATTATCCATTATTTTTATAAAAATGAGTGTAGTTGTATATGGCTGAATATTATCAATTGATGTAAATATAGATACACAACTTTTGAATTGATATAAATAAAACCATTGATTTTATTTATATCAATGAGTTGATAATAAATTTTTTCTCAACTAATCCTCTATAAGAAATAACATAATAAATTTATGAAATGTTAAAATTGTGGTAAATTTAATATTTACCACAATCATACCTGTATTTAAAATGAATAAAATAAATTTTATTAATGTTTCAATTGGATATAATCTATTTTTCGTATTATTATAATATTTTTTATTGATAATTTTAATTTATTCGATAATTAATAAATCTAATAATAATATCTTTATAATTATTTATAAATATGAATAATCATTTCCTTCATAAGCATCTATATTTTCATAATTTTTATTATCATATGCTAAATCTTTTTTAAATTCGCTCGGTATTTTAATTTTTTTTTGTAATCTATTATTTAATTGTTCTTTCAATTTAATTTTAACTACATTATAATTATTAGCTTTATGAATTGAAATTTCAATTAAATTTTTATTTAATATGTCATGTAATGATATATCACCATTAAAATTAGCTATCATTAAATTTACAATTGCTAAAGCAGTTGCTTCACTTTCTGCTATTATTTTCATTTCTTTTGTACGAGGATCAAAATCAATATTATCAACTAATTGTTTCCAATTTTCATAATCATTTAGTGATGGTATATCAATTTTTATACAGTAAATTGACTGATCATTATTTAATTTATATATATTACTCCAAGGACTAATATCATAATTTTTATCTGATTTAAAATATTTATCATTTTTATATTTATATAATAAATTATCATTTTCATCATAATTTATTAAATTATTATTTTTATTATAATTTAATAATTTATTAGAATTCTTATTTTTATTATAATTTATTAAATTATTATTATCATATAGCGTTTGTATAATTATATATAATATTATTATAAAATATAATATTTTTAATATTTTCTTCATTAAAATAATCAAGAAAATTATTTTTATCTAAATTATAATAAACAAATGAATCATATTGAAGAAAAAATAATTATAAAAATACAAAAATATGATTTTCGTACAATTATGAGGCTTATATCTTATCCTTTTCATACAAATGTATATTTATGTATAATATATATACTTTATATAAATAATAATATTAAATGTAATGATATGATTTTTTTATTAATATCACAAATATTTATATATTTTATTAAAAATATTATTAAAAGAGAAAGACCTTATATTAATAATATTAATATACATAATTATGAAACGGCTTATATTGATAGATATTCTTTACCTTCTGGTCATGCTTTTAATGCATTTTTATTATTTTATATTTTAAAAATCAATAATAAATATATTAATTTTTATCCTTATTTAGTTCTATTAAGTCGGGTCTATTTAGGAGTTCATTATCCTAGTGATGTAATTATAGGTAGTATATGTGCAAAAATATTTTATGAATATTTATAGTACATACACTCATTTTTTATAAAAATTTCATATAAAATAAAATAATATTTATTGAATATAAGTTAGCAATTAGGTTTTGTGCGTCCATATGAAACCTAGGATAAATAAAAAAATCTTAGATTTTTTTATTTATTATAGAACAGAAAATCAAATATTTTAAAATATTCATATAATTTAGAAATAATAATTATTTATAAAATAATAGCACATATTTAATGTGCATAGAAAAAATTATATATCAAAAATAAATAATTTTACATTTTTATGAAAATGAGTGTTAAAAAAGTTATTAAGCACATCAGAAAATCTATTTATCACAATCATTAATACACTCATTTTCATGAAAATTATCAAAAATTTTATAAAAAATATTTGATTTTCTGTAAGATTGTGATAAGTCAAATATTTATAATAATCATATATTTAATTAATTATATTTTTTATGAAAATTTCCATGTGTATTTTTATGAATTTTTATATAATTTTAAATATAAATTATAATGATATTTACATAAATATTTTGTTTTTTCTGTTGTACAACGAGAAAAACATTGATTTTCATGTTCTGGAATTTTATTATACAAATTTGTACAACTAGAAAAACATTGATTTTCATGTTCTGGAATTTTATTATATAAATTTGTACAACGAGAAATAGATTGTATTTTAGAATCAAATAAGTTTAAATCTTCTGGATCATATTTACATTTTAAAGATTCATCGGATATATTATCATATAATTTATTATAATGTATATAATGGCATCCATTTGCATATCTTACTAATGAATTATTCATTATATTATTAATAGAAACTAATTATAATAAATTAATTCCTAACGCACCATAATTTTGATTTTGTGATAATAAACAATCATTATTATAATTAATAATTCTAATAGTATCATTAACATTACAATCAAAAACACAAAATCCACTTGAACTATATTCATTACTATTATTTGTCAATAATAATATAAATTTTGTTTCGTCTATATTATTTCTGGTTTTAACTGCAAATAATAGACAAGGTGCAGTAGATGTTGAATCAATTGTACATGAACAATTAACATTATAATATCCTGTAACTGGAACAGTAAATATATTATTATTCCAACATGAGAAATTATCTATAATTGGAGTAAATTCAATAGTTTCCAAAGATGAATATGTAGTGTGAATATTTATTGATCCAAAAAATAAAATTGGATTAGTTTTTATATAACCATTAGTATTAATATTACCATTTACATATAATGAAGATAATATAGTAACATTATTTAATATTGAATTGCCAGATATATTTACTAATGAATACGCAGTTATATCATTTACAATCATATTATTAGTATTCAAAATAGAATTAACACTAATATTATCTACATCCATATCATTTATATATGCATTATTTCCAGTTAAATTTATAATATTTGTATTTCCCAATACAGATAAATCTGATAATACTGTCATAGTATTTACATTACAACTATTAGCATTAAATAATGATGTTACACTTATATATGATGATGCTAAATTATTAATATTACAACTATTTGTAATTAATAAATCATTTGAATTTATTGAATCATTTATTAATAATGTATTACAAGTAATATTTTCAAATATAGATGTTTGCGTTACTGTTAAATATGTTGCATTAATATTATTAAATATACTATTATTTGAAACGTTTAAATTATTTACATGTGCATTATTTATATATCCAATATTAGATACTAATAAATTATTTAAACATGTAATATTTTCATTTATTACACAATTATTATTTACATTTATATTTGATGTATTTATAGAATCATTAACAAATAAATTAGAATTTACTGTCATATTATAACAATTTAAATCATTAAATATCGAAAGATTTGTTGTATTACAATTATTTGTATTAATTGTTAATGAAGTTATTGAATTACTATCAAGTATTAATGTAGTCATATTTGTACTTTTAATATCTAAAGATTGAATTTGATTAAAAGTACCAAAGTTTATTATATTTAAATTTGAATTAATTGTTATATCATTTGATATAATATTATGTACATTTAATAATGTATTAATAGTTATATTTTCATTAAATATAGCATCATTAATAACATTTAAATTAGAAGTTACTGTAAGATTTAATACATTAATATTTGTTGTTGTTAAATTATTTATAATTGCATTGTTTAATAATGTATTATTATTAACTAATAAATTAGTATTTATAGTAACTGATTCTAAATAACTATTATTTGTAACATATAAATTATTAGAATTAATTATATTTCCATATATATTATTATTTATAAATAAATTGCTCATAATAGTCATATCGTTTAATATTGACATATTACTAACATATAATAAATTATTAATTGTACAATTATTCCCAATAATATTATTGCAAGTTATATCATTTAAATAAGATGTGTTTGAAACTGCTAATGTATTAAAATTTATAGTTCCTGATGCATATAAATTTGAATTAATTGTTAAATTTGATGTATTTAAATTATCACTATATAATATATTTGAATTTACAATATCTATATATGTAGATCCTGATACATATAAATTTGAATTTACTGTTACATCATTTAAATATGCATTTGCACTTACATATAAATTAGAACTTATAGAACCATTATTAAAAGTAGCATTATTTTTAACATTTAATAAATTATTTATAAGTACAAAATTATTAAAAATTGCATCGCCGTATACATTCAAATTTGAATTAACAGTTACATTATTAAATATAGTATTATTAGATACATTTAATGTAGACATAATTGTAGTTGTATTTAATATAGTATCACCTGAAACATTTAAATTTGAATTTATAGTTGTCATATTTAAAATTGTATAATTAGATATATTTAATGTTGATAATAATGATACATTACCTTGAATTACGGCAAATCCAGAAACATTTAAAAATGATAATATAGATGTATTATTTAATGTAGTATTACCTGAAACTAATAAATTTGATAATATTGTTGCATTATTTAGCATAGTATTACCTGATACTGTTAAATTTGATTGAATTACAGAATTACCTAATATTGTAGTATTTCCACTTACTGATAAATTAGAATTAATAGTTACCGCATTTCCTAATATAGTATTATTTAATACATTAAGATTTGAATTTAAAGTTAGATCACCATTTAAAATTGAACTACCTGATACTATTAATCCATTATTAGCAATTAAATTTCCGGTAAATCTAGTTGAACCACTAACATTTAATGTACTATTAATATTAATATCATTAAAAATTGAATTAGATAATACAGTTAAATTATTATTTACCGTAACATTACTCTGAAATATAGATGAACTAGAAACATTTAAGTAACCTATACATGTTATATTACCATAAAATATACTATTGTTTGATACATTTAATGTAGATAATATAGTTGTTGTATTTAAAAAAGTTGTTCCAGATACATAAATATTAGATATATTAGTAACATTATTAAAATAACTATCGCCTGAAACATTTAATGCACTATTAATTGTTGTTGAATTTAATAAACTATTTCCATATACAGATAAATTTGATAATATTGTTGTATTTTGTAAAATAGTATATTGCGATACATATAAATTTGATAATATAGTTAAATTTTGCATTTGTGTATCACCTGATATTGTTACTGTATTGGCCGTAACATTTCCTAATATTGTATCACCTGAAATGTTCAAATTTGAATTTATATTAACATTATTGAATGTAGATAAACCAGTTACAGTTAATGATGATGTTATTGTTACATTATTTAAAGATGAATATTGCGATACATTTAAATTAGAATTTATTGTTAATGTATATAATTCGCAATTATTATTTACAAATAAATTATTAGTTGTTATATTCCCATTAATTATACTATTCCCTGTAATAACAAAATTATTTAATAAATCCAATGTAGCTACATAACCTTCAGTTGCATAATTTGGTCCTTTAATTATAAATCTATCTGCAGTAGCATTTGTTTTAATATATCCTGTTCCCGAAATACCTAATATTTGAATACCTGATAATGAACCAATATCATTAGCTTGAGAAGTTGCAGAATTATAATTTAAAGTAATTAATTTATCAGAATAAACTGATAAATTATTTGCAATAAAAGTTGTAGTACCATTAATATTAATTATACTTGATGTAGTACCTATATTAATAGTATTTCCTATAATATTTAAATTATTATTTATTGCATTTATTGAATTAGTATTTATTGTTTCTAGTTGTCCAATCCCTTGAACATTAAAATTAGATGATACTGTTATATTATTAGTTAATATACTATAACTTGATATTATATTTAGATTACTATTATTTGATATATATAAATTATTATTAACTATAGTATCATTTAATGTTGAATAGCCAGAAATATTTAAAGAAGATAATATAGTTATTCCATTAAATATTGTTCCATTAGTTGTATTAATTTTACTGTTTAAAATAGGTAATAAATTTGTCACTTGTGTAATATTTAAAATTTTATTAGCATCACTAATATTATCTACATTATTTAATCCAATCATTATTCTATATTTTTCACTTAATTTAATATCATTTAATGATGTCATTAATATATTATATTTAGATATTTTTATAATGATTCATTTAGATTAATTAGAAATTATAAAATATTTTTTAATATAAATAAGACAAATATAAATACACTAATTTTTATGAAAATTTTGATAATTTTCATAAAAAATAAAAAAATATTTATCGAAGATAAATATTTTTTATGCATACATTACTATATTCATTTTATTACATATTATTTTGTGTATTTAAAAATAATATGTAATAAATTTATATAATATTTATAAAAATTGGTGTATATTCACTAAATTAAATGGAATAATACATAATTATATTACCTTATTGGCAATTTTAAAGCTTTTCATTTATTAACAAATGTTTCTTTGAAAAAATAAATATAATATATTCCACATACATTGATATTTAAGAAAATTATTAACCATTATTTTACACATTTGTATATTATATAAATAATATTATTTATACACTCATTTTTAGGAAAATTATCCAAAATTTCATAAAAAATACTATATTACCATATTCATTTTATAAATTTTATTTAGTGTATTTAAAATCAATTTTTAATAAATTTATATGTTATAA